CACCAACTGCCCATACACACACCCTCTCTGGCTACTTAAGCCAGACTGACATCAGATTATCTCGTGAAGATCGAGAAAAACCATCTGATCTCAGCACTCCCGAAGACCTCATCATATGAGGCATCAGGTTCTGAAACTCTCAGGAGTTCGGAAAGCTGGTCCTTATAACGGGGACCATCTTTAAGGAACTTGTTATAACGATACAAATCGTATAACTCCTTCCTATCCGCCTTCTCATCGAGCTTCGGAAAGACGGGGATTGGGGTAGAATACCCCTCCTCGTCGTGACCCTGGATACGCTTAAATCTAAGAGCTTTGTTTGAACGACCTAAAGTCGGGTCAAACTTATCAAACTCTTCGATTATTGCGTAAGGGCTAGATACCTTTGCGGGTCTAGCAACTCGTGTCCAGATGTCACTGGTCTGTGACCCAAAGAATCCCAATGAGCGGGTCATCTTCGGGCAAAGATCCTGGATCACCTCAGCTAAGAACCGCGATCCATCCTCACAGATGGAGAACAGTTTGTGCTGGAGGGCGACCAGACGAGTGACAGTGTCGGTAACTTCGCCTGTATAAGCGTCAAGGAGAGTACGCTTACTTACCGCAGGCTTGCTACCTAGCTGTCCCTCAACTGCAAAACGAGGGTAATAATAACTGGATACGCAAATCCCGTTATAGTACTCCTCTCCGCAGCTTTCGCGGTACGCTCCTTCCCAGAAGGATTTAGACTCATTGAGCCTGAATCCAAGCATGGAAAGGAAATCTCGAGAGGTCTCTGCGCCCTGTACCGGAACGATAATGTCGTCTCCGTATACAGACACGAGATCGGGGTTAGCCCCACTCACCTTGCAAGCAACACGAACGATTGCAGCAAAGATAAGCGTTTCGAGAATGAAGGTCATGCTATTACCCATAGTCATATAGGAATGGAGTATGGCCTCGGTACCTTGAATACGATAGTGTGTCGGTCTAACAACTCGCATCAAATCAACGAAATCTGCAGGGAAAATCTCATGTATAAGATTAACCTGTATATCGTCGGATGCGCTCGTTAGATCTAAAGTCGCTAGAGTCTCGTTAACAGACCCTTCTTCCGCAAATCTCTGATTCCTTGATTGATCATGGATATCGAGATTAGTAGGAAGATAGCGAGACATTATCGTAAATACCCTTTTGGCGACTGCCTGGCGGTATGTCTCTTCCATAGCAATGATCCTAGCCTTTTTATAAGACTTAGGAACCGCACGGACATCGACAACATGTCGAGGCCATGTGTCAGTTGTCCAACCTTCATTAACTTCAACGTCCCTGAAAACCCGAAGGTTCTCATAGAGTGGACGAATGAAGAACGCCGGAAGGACATTCTGCATCGCTTGCAGCTTCGATCCCAGAGGGGCTCGGGAATCGACGCCAACGCCGTTAGTGAACTCAATATCACAAAGCTTCATCTTTGTGATCTCGTCAACGATGACGGGCCATGGGAGGAGATTACTAATCTCCTTACGAACCATGCTAATGAGCCACCATGGATGTTCACGGCGCTGCAGCAGCTTTAGCCTATTCTGATTCTGCTTAAACTCAGCAAGAGAATTATCTCTGAGCTTATCGGCAGCAAGAGGGGAGAACCTCTTGGGATAACGGAATAGCTGTAAGGCTGTTGCCATCGTATCCACTCCAACTTCCTTACTCGGATCCTTAAGAATAATCTTCTTATGGATTGAGGCATCGACCTCATTAAGTATGGAGATTGGAAGTGAATCAGCTGCACATAAAATTGACAGCTGGCCCTCTGCGACTAACTTACTCGCAGCCTCGTCAAACAAGCCGATGACTGAGATAAGTCCGGTCTTATAAATAAGATCCCGAACGTCATCCCACGCATGGATGGTGTACTCCTTAATCAGGAGCAGCCAAGTGTTGACGAGAACATAGTAAGCGAGTAAGTTACGCTCTTTGTACATATCGACATTAAGAGCGACAGCCTGAGCATCTTTCTCCATGATAGAGAAAAGATCTTTCTCAGGGACGAGACCAATAGAGTCTCTCAAAATCTTAGACATAATAGACCTCCTTAAGTCTTAGTCTACGATAGGACGCTCGGCAGACCGCATAAGGTCGTCGAAGCGCCAGGTACCGTCATTACGACGGCATGCCGACAGAAGTCGAGTAATCACCTGCCCAACCAGGGCAGCAGTGATATTACCGGACTTCGGGTGACGGATGTTGAGTTGAGCAACGATGGGTTCATCGACCCGGAAAGTTGCGTCCTCAGAGTCCGTCGTGGACAGGGTATCCTCAACAGTAATAAAGTACTGTACACCGCCCTTGACAGGGGACGGGTACTGAATGTTGAGGTCCGAGTCCACCTTGGGAATAGACCTGGTCTTATACCAGACCAATTCCTCCACGTCGATCGGGGCAGTCTTGTTATTGAGACGCGCCTCGTTTGCCGTATCCGCGGTAACGGAGTAATTACTCGTCAGGCCAAGGGCGATCGGAGTAATATCGACGGTTGCCTCAGTAGTATTGCTGAAGCCAAAAGCGGATGTTTTCGCCATTGTTATCCTCCTATCTGATAGTCAATGCCAACGCATCGAGGATCCGATATCCGAGGACACGCTGGCTAGGGCTGGTCTCTAGGAAATAGAGACCATTCAGCTCGACCGGAGAGCCTTCACTCCACCGGGTGTACTGCCGGTAAACATTACCAACAGTATCGACTATGTCATACGATATCGAAAACACGATATTTGATATGGCATAGTTGGTTCCGGAATAATGGCTTCGTGCGTCGATCACAGAAGCCAAATTGCCGACTGGAATAAACCAATCTACGACGAAGGAATACGGGATCATATCCCATATGACGTAGAAATTGGGCTGTAGGCCATACGTGTATAACGCATTCCAAATCTTATGAAAGGACGTCAATTCCTTCGACATAAGATCAGCCCGACATCGGCAAGTCACTGGTACCTCCTTATCCTTATAACGATAAAGGATACGGTGTTGACCGTGACACGACATCCCCTGAGGCAAGCCATTGTTGTCAGTATACCTCTTTACGAACTTGATTGCTTGATCAGCATCCATTTTCGTAGTTTGGTACTGGTAGCGGTAAGACAACCAGGCTGACTGCAACGACTTGGGGATATCGATTCGCTTGTCTACAACTAAGGACTTAACGAAACCAACCAACTCAATCAGGTTGGATATGGAATTTTCGTTGAGCCTCGGCATGCTTTGTAGACAGCTTAGGTATGCATTCTGCTTCAATACGTTCCACCAATAATTCGTCATGGTGACCGTTGTTGATTTAGAATACACCCTACTCACTTCATCAAAGATGAAGTGAGGCCCGACTTGCTCGAGTTCATAACCGAGCGGGGACTGGGAATTCCAGTTCCAGTCTGGGCTTGCGCTCGTCCGGACGAACGCGCATAGGCTGCGGCATACCTCGAGGGCGCGCACAGCCAAACCCTGAACAGCATTGAAATATTCAGGGTTCCAGAGGTCCTTTCTACCAGACCTCTTCATCATGGGGATTCCTGCAAGATAAGCCTTACAAATGGCTTCAAAAGCAGGAACCTGGTCCCACTTCACCTTCCCTCCCCAAAGAGGGTTGGTAATACGGGTAGACTTTATTGTACCATCATACTGAGTATTATAGTACAAGACTACTCGTACGACGCCCTTTGTGTATCGAACCCTTCCATTTGGAAGGATATCGTACGCATAGGCGACTTCAAGGGACACCTCAGTGCGAGCGCCCCCGCCGGTCACATACAGAACATCTGCAAGCAGACCGGCGTCACCGTCAGATACCGCAAGAGTATGCGGATACGACTCCCAGTCAGGTATCCCGGGTCCGAAGTATAACTTCGTCTCCCAGAAATACCGTCTCCCATTTACCTCAAAAATGGGTGGGACCCGCTGACCGGTGACAACACCAACTCTCCGCGAATGAAGGCAGTCATTCTGCTCTCTACCGTGGGAACACCAAAAGTATGAACTTTGGTCTTTCCAATCGGTATAAGAGCCCGGCCAAATGGGAATACCCCAAGCTTTAAGCTGGGATCCATCTGGCTGGAAACCACCGTAACCGGAATTACCGGTTATCACGGCCGTAGGGACTAACATGCTTGTCACCTCCTTAGGTTGATGAGTGTGCCTTACG